CTGCGAGCATGAAAAACCAGATACTGTTTTCTTTCCAAGGGATGTTTCAGGGTGTTTTGGGGAACTGCTCATCAGAGTTTGCTGCTGATGCTCTGTGTTTATCTGCTGAAGTGCACAAGAGAAGACTGAAAATAAATGTTACATCTTATGACACATCTGATGATTATGTTAGAATACTGAGATTCCAGTCTTCTGATGAAGACAGTGTTTACAAGCTTGTGGCTTCTTCAGCTTACTACCATGACTACATCTGCAAGTCACTGGGGATTAAAAGAAACATGTATAAGAGCAACTTCACTGAGCACATGCTGGAGTTCAATTCAGTCTTCAGAACCAACAGAGGAACATTCAACCCTGATGTAAAGAGTAGGCTGTCATTCATAGACATAAGCACAGACTATGATTGGGCAATGTCATCTTTAAGATGCTATTCTACTGCTGTTGATTATCTGAGAAACGAGGGTTCTGTGGTTGGTTCATCTTGGGTTCAGATAGTAAATACTCATCTTGACCTCATTGTCACGGGAAGACTGACAAAATTTAGGCAATCACCGGAAATGATGTTCAGACTCCCTTTGGAATTGGGTGGCATAGTTAGAATATCACCTGTATCAAACTCTATTAGCCCCCAGTTTTTGGTTTTGAGACAAAATTACAATTTATTTGGATTCTTAGACCTCAGTGACACTCTGAAGTTGATGATTAACTCTAACTCAAAAAATCCAGAAGAAGACATAGAATTGGTTGATGATAATAGCTTGAAAATAAACTCAATATCTAGGAGTGGCTGTGTATGTCTACCATCAAGATACCCTAGAGCGTTCCGGTCTATAGATGAGTTTTTATCTGGTGTGAAAGAGGATCTCTATGTTCCGTTGAGCAAATTTGGTTTCAAAAAGTCAATGCTGTGTGTTCTAATGACATGCTCTCAAAGAGAATCAAAAGTCGCCGATCATCCTTCAGCAGCAACAAGGTTTTGCGTGCCACAAACACCTGATGAAGCAAAACTTTACAAGATAAATTCAGTGATGATGAACTACCTTGCAAACAAAGCTGGTATAGAAGGAACAAATCCAAGAGTCAGCAGAAATCAAATTCTAAATGATATATCTAATGAGTATATGTCATCATTTGATCAGTCACATCTAGCTTTTACAAATGGCTTGGACTACACAGTTGACATAGATTTAGAGAAGGCTGTGTCATTTGAGAATGGGATGAATGAATCTTTTGACTCTCTGTGTCCATTGGCTGATGATTTTAAAATAACATTCATCAACAAGCATATACACAAGAGGCCTTACAGGGAAGATTTCACTTTATCTTATGACACCATAACCAAATCAGTTGAAAAGGAGAAACTAAAACACCTTCCTGTCTGCTTTGGAGGGCACTGCAACATAAAACCTCACAGGTTTTTATCATATGAGGTGGTTCTCCAGAATAGACTTAGGAAACTTACCCTAATAGATGGAACATTCAGATTGTGTTTAATGACCAAGGATCAATCTTTGCAATTTTCTGTGAACATTATAAAGTCAAACTTTATCGAAGGAGGAAGATTGGAAGCAAATAGTTATAGAGTGTTGGGATCTCCAGACACAGCAACATCTAGGATGGTAGCTACATTATACAATGAAAAAGATCTTCTTCATGGGATTTTTGATGACAGAAGATTAAAATCTAGGCAGGTTGTCGACTATAAAAACAAGGATCGGGCAACTAGGGTCGATTTATCTTGGGTATTTTCAGATGTCATATCAGGTAGAAATTTTGATGACAG